GGAATTTCGCATGCGACTGTAACCGGGCGATTTTCTTTGATCGTGCCGTGGGTATCAAGAACATGGATCGCCGGTGCGGGGGTGGCGCCTACTTCGTGCGGATTTTCGACGCAGAAACGGGCGCGCTGCTGTACGAGGACGAGAAGTAATGGCGCGCGAGCGGGTGCGTGTTTCGCAAAAGGAGTTGGCGGCGCTGTTCGGCGTCTCAACCGAGACGATTCGGCTGTGGGGCAAGCAGGGGATGCCGTCATATCGCGACGGGTATACCCCGGCCGAGTGCGTGCAGTGGCGACGGGAGCAGGACAAGGCGGACGCGGCAGCGCGGGAGCGCCCCGACCTGCAGGAGGAGCAAGCGCGGAAGATGCGGGCGGACGCGGACCTGTCCGAGCTGAAACGGGACCAGATGCGCGGCGATCTGGTGCCCGCGGCGGACGTGGAGCAGCGACAAGAGCGGCTCTGCGCGTACGTGCGCGCCCGCGTGCTGAGTGTGCGCGGGAAGTGGGCGCCGAAGGTGATGGGACTAGGCACGATGGCCGAGGCAACGGCCGTGTTGGACGCGCTGGCGAACGACATACTCGCGGCGTTGCGTGAGCAAGCGGACGAGCTGGACGAACCTGACACCGAGGAGGTAGCGGCATGAGAGACGCCGAGGCACTCGCGAGCGAGATGGAGGGCCGGTGTGGCCAGATAAGCGTAGGAATCGGTTACTACTCCGATGCCTTTCTCGTCGCGGCGCTAGCCATCGCCCTCGCGCGCAGGATGAGCCACAGCCACCAGAATCATGATTCAGCTCGCGAGTTCGTGGCGATGCTGGCAAGGTCAGAAGATTTTCTAGCACTGATAGACGAGGTAGCGGCATGACCGACGACATTCGCCCCGCGCTGACGCCGGAGGAGTGGGAGAAGAACGGGCCGCCGTGGCAAAATCACGGCGCCTTCCCTGCGCGCCTAGCCTTTGCCGCGCTTTCCCTCCACGGCCACCCGCAGGGGTTCACGCGCGCGGATGTGAAGGCGCTGCGCGTGGTGCAGATGCAGTTCTCTATGGCGGACGACGAGTGGAAGGCTCTGGAGTCCCTCGCCGCGCGCATCGAGGCGTTGCTACCACCGGAGGACGCATGACCCTAGTGATCGGCATAGGAGAAGCGGCAGCGAGAACCCACGATGTCGCCCGCGCGATCCGCAGAGTAAGTGACGAGGCGCTCTCGCTTCGCGATAGCCTGTCGGAGTATGAACCACCACGGTCGATCGACCTGCGTGTGGCGTTGCTCGATGCCGCCCTGAAACTCGCTCAGGCCGACGCGGAGCTGCGGCGGAGCCTGCGTGTGTTCGAGCGCGGATGATCGCCACGTCCGAGATCGTCCGCCGCGCGTTCGCGGCACCGACCAAGCTCACGGGCTCGCAGTGGGCGGACGCGCATGGCTGGATTGCGCGCTCGTCAGGCGCGTCTGAGTCGGGGCACTACTCCACCGACCGCGCGCCGTACCTGCGCGAGATCCTCGACGTGATGGCGGACGAGAGTCACCGCGACGTGGTGTTCAACAAGCCCGCGCAGGTGGGGTTCACGGAGGCACTCAACCAGTTCGTCGGCTACTGCATGGCCGAGGACCCGTCGGGCCTGATCGTCATTCAGCCTAACGTGGAGATGGCCAAGGCGTGGATGAAGGAACGCATTGACCCGATGCTGGACGATTCGCCGAGGCTCAAAGGGATCGTGCGGTCCGAGCGCGGGCGCCGCACGTCCGACGACACCATGCAGCGCAAGGTGTTTCCGGGCGGCTACCTGGTGGCCGTGGGCGCCAACGCACCGTCCGGTCTGCGCTCCCGCCCCGCGCGCCGCATCCTCGGCGACGAGCGCAGCGGCTGGACGCTGGACGCGCGGCAGCAAGGCGACCCGTGGGACTTGGCGACCGAGCGCACCGCCACGTTTTGGAACGCGAAGCGGATACAGGGCAGCACCCCCGGCGAGGAGGGCACTTGCCCGATCACGGCCGCGATTCGCGCCAGTGACTGGCGGGAATACCACGTCCCCTGCCCGTCGTGTGGCACGCTGGAGCCGTTCCGGTGGAAAGCCGAGGACGGGACGTTCCGCATCGTGTGCGATCGGGACGCGGCGGACCAACTGATCCCCCAAACGGCGCGGTACCTGTGCACCGCGTGCGGGGTGCTGATCCCCGAGCAGGAAAAAGCGCGCATGCTGCGCAATGGGCGCTGGATTGCCCGCTTTCCTGAGCGTTCCGTGGCGGGTTTCGACCTAAACGGGCTGATTTCCCCGTGGCGCACATGGGCCGACGTCATGGACTTGTGGGTCAAGGCGCAGCACAACCGCGAGCGGATGAAGGTGTTTGTCACCCACGTGCTGGCCGAGCCGTGGCGGGACTACTCTGAACGCATTGAGGCGCACACGCTGGCGGCCCGCGCGGAACCGCTGGAGCCCATCCCGGCGCCCGTGGCTGTGTTGGTGGCGGGCGTGGACGTGCAGAAGGACCGCCTTGAGACGCTGATCGTGGGCGCGGCGCCCGGTGAGGAGCTGTACATCCTCGACTGGTCGCAGCACGACGGCGACCCGACGACGCCGGACCCGTGGCGGGACGCGTGGGAGCATCTCACGGCACTGCGCGACGCGCCGTTGTTCGCGGTCGCGGTCGATACGGGCTGGCTGACCGATGAGGCGTGGAAGTGGGTGGACGCGTGGGGCTCGACCCGCAAGACGCGGGTCATCGGGACCAAGGGCGTCGCCGGCCGTGGGCGGCCGATCGTCGTCAAGCCGGGCCGGGTTGTTACTGCGCGCCAGCGTCGGCCCTGGTTGATCGGCGTGGACACCGCGAAGGACACGCTGTCCCTGCGCCTACGCCAACCCGTGCCACCGGGCGGGCCGGGCGCCATCCACTTCGCGGAAACGCTCGACGCCGCGTTCTACGAGCAACTCACGTCCGAGGAGCTGGTCCCGAAGATCGTCAACGGTCGGCCGACGCGCGTGTGGCAGCTCCCGGAGGGGAAGCGCAACGAAGGGCTTGACTTGGCTATTCTGTGCCTCGCCGCGCTGCATCACCGGGGCGCGAAGTACGTCACCGGACTCAAGGCTCGCACGTTGCCCGAGGTTCCCGAGGTGCCGGCCGAAGCACCCGCGCCAGTAGTGACACTGGAGGCCGTTGCGCCACAGCCACTGCCGAGCCGGCGAATTCTCAACCTGCGACCCAAGGGGTCAGGGTTCGGTGGGCGATGGTGATCCCCGCGCTGGTGGCCGCCTCGGACGACCCCGCACTCCGCGGGGCGCCGTTGGCCGTGTACGTCTGGATGCTCGCCAACCTCGACCTGCACGAGCCGCGCACCGTCAAGGCGGACGCCTTGGCGCACACGTTAGGCATGCGCCCCCACACGGTCGGCCGCGCGTTCCGTGTGCTGGTGGCGCGCGGGTACGTCGCCGAGACGTCCCGCCAAGGCCGCATCCGCCGCTTTCGCCTGTATTTGTCGCGGAATGTGGCGAACTGTCCCCCGAACGCCAGAAGTGCTGCCTAACTAGCATTGTCGTTAGGTCTCGCGCGCGCGAGACTTGGCGTCGATGGCACCGACCACCCCGTTAGGCGTTCCGACGACGGCCGCGGCGGGTGATACGTGGCTGTGGACGGCGAGTTACGGCGACTACCCCGTGTCTGAGGGGTGGACGCTGTCGTATCGCTTTCGGGGGGCGTCGATCCTGGACACCTCGTCCAGTCACCTGACCAACGACGGCGCCACGTGGACCGCGACCATTCCGGCCACGCTCACCGCGGACCTGACCCCCGGGAATTACGCCTGGTCCGCGGTCATGACCGGCTCTGGCAGCTACGCCGGGCGACTGCATACCGCCGAGACGGGCGTCCTGCAGGTCACGCGCAACCTGTCGCTTGCGGCCGAAGGTGACGGGCAGACGTGGGAGGAGCGGACGCTGTCGGTGATCGAGGCCGTGCTCACGAACAAGGTCACCGACGACGTGGCCATGTACATGATCGGCACGCGTCAGGTGCTGGCAATCCCCTTGAAGGAGCTGCTGGCCCTGCGGTCACAGCTCAAGCGCAAGGTGGCGGCCCAACGCGACCCGCGCGCGGCGTTCCCCCTGCACCGGGTGGCGTTCCATGCCGTCAGCTAAGGGCGCCGGTCTCTGGTCGCGCCTTCGCGCGGCGTTTTCGCGCGAGGCGCCTGCGCCCGCCCGCCGGCACTTCGACGGCGGGGCGGTCACTCGCCTGACGATGGACTGGGTACGGTCCCCGCTGTCCGCGGACCGTGAGTTGGACCGCGACTTCGTGCGCCTGCGCGCCCGCACGCGCGACCTGACGCGCAATAACGGCTACGGCAAGCGGTTCCTGCGCATGGCCCGCGCGCACATTGTCGGACCCAAGGGGGTGCAGCTGCGCCCCTCGGTGCGGATGGGCGATGGCATGCACGAGACGGCTAACGACGCGATTGCCGCCGCGTGGAAGGACTGGGGACGGCCAGAGCATGCGTCGGCCTCGGGTCGCCTGTCGTGGATCGGCCTGCAGCGGTTGGCGGTGTCGGAGTGGGCCTCGTGCGGCGAGGCGCTGTTCCTGATTCGCTACGATCGCGCCGCAAAGTACGGGCTGTGGCTCCAGCCGATTGATGCGGACCGGCTGGACTACGAGTACTGCCAGAAAGCCGACGCGCGCACCGGGGCGTTGGAGATTCGCCACGGGGTCGAGCTGACCGACGCGGGCCGTCCGGTCGCCTATCACATCCTCGACGTGCATCCGAGTGAGATCGGGTCGTCGTTCGGCCGCCAGCAGGCGCGGCGCCGGATTCCGGCCGAACAGGTCATCCACCTGTATCTTAACGACGACCGCGTCGAGCTGACCCGCGGCGTGCCGCCACTCGCGGTCGCCATGACGGATCTGCGGCACCTCGGCGGCTTTCAGGAAGCGGCGCTTGTGCAGGCGCGCACCGCCGCGGCCGCGATGGGTTTCATCACGACCAAGTCACCGGACGGCGACGTCACCGAGCCCACCGAAGGGCTGGAGTTCGCCGCGGAGTCGGGCGTGATCCGCGAGCTAGGGATCGGGCAGGAGTTCCAGTCGTGGGACCCGAACCAGCCGAGCGACACCTACGCGGGGTTTGTCAAAGCGGTCCTGCGCGGGATCGGGGCGGGCCTTGGTACGAGCTACGCCATGCTGGCCAACGACCTCAGCGACGCGAACTACTCGTCGATGAAGGTCGGCCGCGACGAGGAGCAGCAGACGTGGCAGGAGCTGCAGGGCTGGTTCATCGACCTGTTCTGCGAGCGCGTGTACGCCGCGTGGCTCCCGTCCGCGATCCTGTCGGGCGCGCTACAGGTCACGATGAGCCAGACGCGCGATATCGCCGCGCGCAGCTGGATTCCGCGCCGCTGGGCGTCGGTCGATCCGGTCAAGGATATCGAGGCGGACGAGCGTCGTGTCGCGTTAGGCGTGTCGTCGCGGCAGCAGATCGCCGCGCGTGATGGCGACGACCTGTGGGATATCATCGAGCAAATCGCCGACGAGGAAGCCTACGCGGCGGAAGAAGGCGTGAACATTGGCCCGCCGCGCACGGCGGGAGGGAGCCCACCGAATGAAGACCCCAACAACCCTGCCGGTGATGCGTCGAACGATGACGCTAGCCGTGGACGCGGACGCACTGGCCACACGCGCCGAAGGCGACGAGCGCATCCCGATCTCGCTGTCGTCCGAAGCGCCGGTTGAGCGGTGGTTTGGTCGTGAGATCCTCGACCACAGCCGGGACGCGATCGACCTGAGCTACGCCCGCGCGGGCCTGCCGTTCCTGATGGACCACGACACGGGCCGTCAGATCGGGCTGCTGGAAGACGTGCGCGCGGGCAGGGACGGGAAGCTGTACGCCAATGCGCGCATGGGCAATCACCCCGATGCCGCGTGGGTGTTTGCGGACATTCGCACCGGTATCCGACCGAACATCAGCGTCGGCTATCGCGTGCACGAACTCAAGCTGGAAAGCAGCGACGACGAACGCGGCGACACGTACCGCGTGACCCGCTGGACGCCGATGGAGGGCAGCACGGTGCCCGTCCCGGCAGACATCACCGTTGGCGTGGGCCGGGCCACGTCGGCGGACACTCAGTACCCGGTGACCATCCTCGACAGCCGCAAGGCGGAGACACACATGAGCGAGCAGGTGACGAGCCCTGCCCCGGCTGGCGGGGCGCCCACGGTCGCGACAACGGGCCGCGATTTCGACGCGGAGCGCAAGCAGCGCAACGCGGAGTTGGTGAACTTGGCCACGTTGGCCGGGATGCCCGAGACCCTCTCCGACGCACTGGCGCGCGACCTGTCGCCGTCCCAGTACGCGCGGGAGTTGCAGGACAAGAAGATCGCCGCGGCCTCCTCGGCGCCGTCGGCGGGCGTCAAGCTCACCGAGCGCGAGTCGGAACAGTACTCGGTGACCCGTTTCCTGCACGCCGCGGCGGCGATCCGCAACGGTCAGGCCGTACCGGCCGCGGTCGACGCCTACAAGGCGGGGTTTGAGTTTGAGGTGTCGTCGGACCTCGGCCGGTCGATGGGCCGCAACGGCGGGTTCTTCATCCCCATGCGCGGGCTCTCGGCTCGTGCGGCCGTCACCGGCCAGACGGCCGGCACCACGTCGTTGGGCGGCGCGGGCGTGCAGACCACGGTGCTCGACCTCATCGAGCTGTTGCGCAACAACATGGTGGTGAAGCAGGCCGGCGCGCGCGTGCTGACCGGTCTGTCGGCCAACATCACGTTCCCGCGGCAGACGGCGGCGAATACGCTGTCGTGGACGGGCGAAAATCCGTCGACGGGCAACGCGAACACCAACATGACGTTCGACAACGTCACGCTGTCGCCGAAGACCGCGATGGTGTCGACCGCAGCGTCGCGTCAGGGGCTGCTCCAGTTCAACGCGGACTTGGAGCAGATCGTCCGCGAAGACCTGGCGGCCGTGATCGCGCGCGGGCTCGACCTCGCCGCGCTCGACGGTACGGGCTCCAGCAACCAGCCGACCGGTGTGCTACGTCAGACCGGCCTCAACACGATCACCACGACCTTCGGCGCCAACGGTGCCGTGCCCGATTGGGCGGCCATCCTGCAGTTCGAAACGGCGCTCGCCACGGCCAACGCACCGGCCGCCGACTGGCGCTGGATTACGACGCCGGGCATCCGCGGGAAGCTCAAGCAGACGCTGTCGAGCACCGTGGCCGGCGCTTCGTGGATCTGGTCGGCGGATGGCTCCATGAACGGCTATCCGGCGCTGGTCTCCAACCAGATGCCGTCGAACTACACCGCGGGCACGTCGACGACGATCTGCCACGGCATGGTGCTCGGCGCGTGGAGCGAGGCCATCATCGGCGAGTTCGGGGGCGGGGTCGAGATCATCGTCGACCCGTACACGGTCGCGAGCCAGAACATGATTCAGTACCACGCGATCGTGATGGCCGACGTGGCGGTGCGCCACGGCGCGTCGTTCGCGTTCACGAAGGCCGCCAAGACCTCGTAACATGTGGTGCGTGGTGCGGCGCGGCTTCGAGCATCACGGCAAGCAGCTCCACCCGGGCGACCGGGTGTGGCTGCCCCGTGGGCTGGTTGTCGGCGCCGTCAACGACGGGCGAGTGCAGTTGGACCCAGAGGCCGTCTACACCCGCGAGGGGCTGGCCTCATGAGCCGGTGGACGCGCGACGCCACCATGCTCACCCGTCGAGCGCCTAACGCACAGGTGGTGCGGATTGGCGCGCTGTCGACGCAAGGACCGGTGACGGAGGAGGACCGCGAGGTCTCCGACGCGGCCGGCAACCTGCGTCTGGATCGCGTGACGGTCGCCCTCGTGCCCACGGACGCCTTCACCACACTGACCCGGTCCAGTGTGGTCTATGTGGGCACGGGTGTCGATCGGGTTGCGTATGCCCTGCGGGACTTTCGGCGTGTGGACGATGGCGTCCTGACCGAGCTGTACCTCGCGCGGGCGGTCGCATGATCCTTGAGGCCGTGCGTGCCATGTCGGACGCGCTGGGCAACGGCAGCACCGGCGTTGCGGCGCGGCTGTCCAGTCTCACGTATGACGGCAGCGATACCGCCCCCGCGGGTCCCACGATCATCGACGAAACACAGTCGGATGACGCGGCGCTCAACCGGGGCGACGCGCCGTATATCCGCGTCATCGCGAACGATGTGCGGAGCCTGATCGGCCAAGCGGCGCAGTACATCCACGAGGCCGAAGTCCCCCTAGAGCTGACGATCGTGCGCGCGGCCACGAGCCCGGCGGCCGTTGTGCGCGACCTGTACTACACCCTGCGGGCCACCCTGCAGTGTATCGACGCGGCGTTCGCCGCCGCGGTGACCCGCAACAACGTCCAAGTCTACGTCATCACCGACCTGTCGGCGGCGCAGGTGCGCCCGTCGCTGGAAGACAACACAGGCACCGTCACGCTCCTGGTGACGCTGCGGTGCCGCGACCTGCTCGCCTAACGGAGCCCTGCCCATGCCCGCCCTCGCCAAACCTATCAACATCATCGGCGCGCTCGCCAAGATCGAGAGCACCTACGGCACGGCCGTCGCCCTGAGCACGACCAGCGATGGCTTCCTGTTGTCCTACCCGAGCCGTGACGGGGCGCCCGTCAGCGTCGACTACGCGTTCGACGGGACGGTCGGCGTCAATCCCGGCAACCTGTCCGACCTGCCGCTATCGCCGCCCGGTGGCAAGTCCTACAGCATCGACCTGCCGGTGCGTTTCAAGGGAGCCGGCGCGCCGTACTCGGCGTCGGTGGTGCCGCCCCAGGCGCACCTCGCGCTGCAGATCTGCGGGTTCGACGCGGCGGTCACGACGACCACCACCGTCGAGAAGTGGACCTATACGCCGCAGGTGGTCACGAGCGCGTACAAGGGCGCCACGTTCGGGCTGTACACGCGCGGCGAGTTGTGGGCGATGAAGGGTGGTGTGGCTGACTGGTCGTTCACGTTTGACAACCCGGGGCCGCCCACCCACACCTTCGCGCTCAAGGCGATCGCCAACGGTGACGTCACCGACGTGACCTGCCCGTCGATCACCTACTCGGCCAACTCGGTCGACCCGCCAAACGCCAACGGGATCACGGCGGTCATCGGGTCGTTCACCACCAACGCGGTGGTGTACTCTGGCTCCTTCCGGCTGGGCCGGACGATTGAGCCGCGGGTGGCGCTGACGTCCGGCACGGGGCACGAAGGGTTTGTCCCGGGCGGCTACAAGCCCGAGTTGACGCTGCAGGTCGAGGACACCGCATTCGTGGGCTCGCCGTACCACACGTCGGCCGGCCTTGACCCGATCAAGCTGCGCGAAGCGGCGACCAAGATCACGGTATCGGTGCAGTTCGGGTCGACGCAGTACAACCGGTGGAAGCTCACCCTGAGCAACGCACAGTTGTTCAATGTGCAGCCGGCCGCGAACGGCCGCGCGGCGTGCTGGGACCTGACATTCAAGCCTTCGGCGTCGACCCCGATCGCGCTGGACGACCTCTCGGTCGTGTTTGACTGAGCCATGTCGTTCAACCTTGACGCGTACCGTGAGGCGAACGCCGGCTGGGCGCTGACCGTGGGCGGGCGGCGCTACGCCGCGCGCCCCGTGTCGGCCGAGCAGGTGTTGGTCTACCAAGGGGAGATCGAAGGCGCGAGCCCCAAGATGGCGCAGCGCGCCTTGCGGCGTCTGCTGCGCTGCGCGTTTCCGTGGCGCCCGTCGTTCGTGTGGCGAGGCGATCCGGTCAACGTCATCATGGCGGCCCGTCCGCACGAACAGCGGGCGATGGTGCAGGATTTTTTCGAGTCCCTGGCGGGGACGAGCGCGCCCCTGCCCGCGAGCCCGACGAATGGGACGCGCTGATAGCGCAGAACATGGCGCCCGAAGCGGCGGCATCGACCTCGGCGTCGGTGTCGCTCGCTCGCGTCGTCTGGTTGGTGCAGCACCACTATGGCGCGGGCTGGTACTTCGCGCCCGATCGATGGGCGACGGGGGACGGGTATGCCCCGTTCCCGATCGTTGTGCACGCGTACCGCGCCGCGCTGGGGCATCAAGCCTTGCAGCGACTGTCCGACGTGCGCGCGTACTCGCTGGCCATGTGCGACCCCAAGGAGCGTGGGAAGCATGTGGCCGAGGACCAGCGTCTAGCCGGGGGCTGACGCATGGCTGACCGCGAACTCCACGTCAAGATCACGGGCGACGCGTCGTCCCTTGAACGTGAGACGGCCAAGGCCGAGAAGGCCACGGAGTCGTTCGCGTCCAAGGCGCTCACGGCGGTCAAGGGGCTGGTCGCGTTCGCCGCGGGGTCCGCCCTCGCGCAGTTCTTCAAGGGCGCAGGTGAGGCGGCAATCGCGTTCGAAAACTCCACGCGCAAGCTGGAGTCGACGGCCAAGCTCACTGGGGTCGAGCTGTCGCGCCTACAGGGCATCGCCGAGAAGGGAAAGAAGGAGTTCGGGCTGTCTGCGACCGTGGCCAACGACTTCGCGGTCGAGTTGGCCAAGATGGCCGCCAAGGCGGGCGACGTCGGGAAGGCGACGCCACTGCTGTCGGCGTTCCTCGACGTGGGCGCCGCGCGCGGGCTCAACGCCAGCGAGACGCTGCAGGCCGTGCAGCAGGCCATCCTTGGGATCGACGAGGGCACGGACAAGCTGTTTGGGAAGAACCCCTCGGCGATCTACGCGGAGTTTGCGGCGGCGATCGGTACGACGGCCGGCAAGCTGTCAGACCAAGGCAAGGCGTATGCGTTGACACAGGCCGCGCTCAACGACGGGCTGGTCGTGCAGGGCGCGTATGCAAAGTCGCTGGAGTCGTTCGGCGGGCAGGTGTCGACGATCGCGATCAAGTGGGACGAGTTCAAGACGAAGCTGGGCTTGGCCATCGTCAACACGGGCGCGATGGACACGGTCACGGGGATCATCATCGAGACCCTGACCAAGCTGCACCACTGGGTCGAAAGCAACGAGGGCGGCATCGAAGGGTTTGTCGCGCGCGTGGGAGACGCCATCATCGGCGTGCGCACGTGGATCGCGACCAATGGCCCGTTCATTTCGTCGCTACTCCAGTCGGCCGGCGCTATCGCGGCGCTCATTGGGAAGGTCACCGGGTTCTTCTCTGGTATCTCCAGCCTGACCGATCGTGTGGGCAAGGCGGTCGGGTTGCAGGGGAAGCAGATCGCCAAGGACGCAGGGGACAGCGGCGTCAAGTTCGCCGAGGCGTGGGTCAAGGCGTTCCAGGAGCAGGAAGCGGCCGCCGCGGCGGGTGGAGAGAATACCGCCAAGGGCCAGCGCGGCGCGCAGAAGGGGATGCAGACCGACCTGACGTTGCACGAGGCGAAGATGTTGGGCCTCGTGACGGAGGGTGCAGGCAAGCGGGTCGACGCGGAAAAGGAGTTCGCCGAGAAGGTGAAGGCCGCGCATGTGCAGGCGATGCGCGACACGGAAACCCTGCTCGGCAAGACACGGCTTGCGCTGGCCGATCACAACAAGGTCACGTTTGCCGAGTGGGAAGCGATTCGGCAGCGGGCTGAGGCTGCGCGCAACACGCTGGGCAGCCTGCTACCGATCCCGCCCGACGTCGCGCAGTCGCTACAAAGCGCGGCGTTCAACGCGCGGGTGTTTGGCGACGCGCTGTACGATGGCAAGGGCGGCGGTGTAGCGGACAAGTCGGAGCGAGCGATTGACGGCGCGCTGGATCTCAGCCGCGCCATGCTCGACGTCGCGTCCGCTAGCGGCAATATCAGCTCCGAGGCGTCCGGAGCGTTGAACTCGGTCCTAAACCTCGTCGGTGCCGTCAGCAAGCTCGGCGTGGACCCGATGGGGGGCGTCATCGGTATCCTCGGCGCGCTCGCGAATCTCATCGGCGGGTGGGGGTCGAGCGCAGCAGAGAAGGCACGGAAGGACGCCACGCTCAAGAACACGCGCGCGTTGGAGGAGCTGTCCAAGGACTTCGGCGACTACACCGGGTCAGCCAGCGGGCGCACGTTCCAGGGGGTCACGGACACGCTCGGCGGGCTGTTCAAGGATAGCCCGGACGGTCGGTTCGTCGGACAGGCAGAGCTGAGTTCGGCCCTGCGGCAGTCCGGTCTCACGTATGGCGACGCGAAGAAGCTGGCGGAGCGCTACGGCATCGATGTCGAGACCGATCAGCTGGGCTGGTTCAAGCTGTTTCAGGTTCTCAAGACGCGACAGTTCGGCGCGGCGGGCAACTTCACCGACCAGCTGGCGTCGCTGGAGGATTCCTTTGGCGTGCTCGGGGTCGAGGATGCCGACGACCAGTACAAGCAATTTGCGCAGTTCGCGTCCGAGAACATTCCGGCGCTCGGGAAAGCGCTCAAGGCGGCCGACCTAACGACGGCGGCGGGCCGCGACAAGGTCGCCACCGCCCTCAAGGCGCTGTACCGGCAGTCGATCGAGGGCAAGCTGCCGGCCGAGGACTATGGCAAGGCGTCCGCGCCCCAGTTCCGACAGATCGTCTCGACGCTGCTCGGCATGATCGGCAAGGCCGATGGCATCGGCGGCAACGTGCAGACGATGACGCCGCCAGCGGTCAACCCGGTTGACGGCGGCGCATTGCCGCCCACGCCCCCACCGCCGCGCCCGATCACGGGCGGCATCACCAACGGACTGACAGTCGGCGATGCGTTCGGTGTGGTGACGTCGGGCAATACCCCGCCCGTGCGGGTAAGTGGCGCCCCGGACCTCGCCGAAGGGCTCGCGTCCGTGGTGACCGTGAACGGAGGACTGACGATCGTGAACAACTGGCCGGACGTGCTCAACTCGACCGAGGCGGCCGAGTTGGCGTCGCGTCGTGTGGCAGAGATCCTGGGCGCGCGGATGCTGCGGCAGAACGGCGCAATGGGGTTGGTCTGATGACGTGGGCCGTCTACCTCAACGAGACCGCGCTGTCGGATATCAGCTGCTACGTGACCGGCTTTCAGTCGACCGCGAGCGCCGCCCCGACGCGCGAGTATCCGACCGTTGCCATCCCGGGCCGTCAAGGCGTGGTGTTCGCGGCAGACCCGACGACCGCGCCGCGTGCCCTGCAGATCGACGGCGCCATTTCGACCTCGGCTGGCACCGTTACGGCTCGCCGTGCGGCCGAGGACCAACTCCGGGCCGCCGCGATGCGCGGACTCGTGGCCGTGAGCGTCGACGACGACGTCACCGCGCCGCGAAAGATTGATGCAGTCTGCACCGCTTGCGAGATCACGCCGCGCGGCCACCCGGTGACCGCGGTGGTCTCGGGGTTCTCGCTGCGGTTCCTCTGCCCTGACCCGACGTGGCAGGACGTGGTGGGTCAGGTGATCGGGTTCACCTCGACCGCGACCGCCGTGCCGTTAGGCACCGCGCCGAGCGGTGGCGTCGTGCGGATCGCAGCACCCTCGTGGTCGGCCGACGTGGATATCCCGGTGTTGCACTACCTGAACGCGGCGGGCGTGACGATCGGCTCAATGACGTTCGGTGGGGTCACGGGCGGTAGCGACCTGCAGGCGGGGCTGGACTACCTGGAAGTGGACTTGGACCGCGCGACGGTGACCCGGTACGACTCGGGGGTGGCGTCGAACGGAATCAGCCTGCTGACGGCGGGCGACTTCTTCACGCTGGACCCGATGGACGGCGACCCGCTGAACGCCAGTTACCCGATGCTCAAGGTGACCGCGACGGGCGGGACGCCGAGCGGCCAGTGGTTAGGCACCCGGAGGTGGCTGTAAATGCCGCAACTCTTTCCCTCCCGTGGCTTCCGCCGCACGCGCGAGCGGTCCAGCGGTCTGCTGTTCGCGTTCGGCGTGGACGACCTGAGCACGTCCGTTATCACTGGCCAAACGCTGACCTTTGCACGCAACGGCGGACGAACGGCGCTCGATTCGGCCGGTCGCGTGATGACGCTCGTGCGCGATCAGATGCCGTGGAGCGCTTGGTATAACCAGACTGAGGCGACATACGAGCCGGTCTATGACGCGCAGACCGGCACCACCAACCTGTGCCTACAGTCCGAGAACTTCGGCACGACATGGACCGCGGTAGGCTCCCCAACACGGACGGCGGCGGCCAAGAAGTGCGGCGACCTGTCGCTAGACCTGATCGGCGATGATGACGGCGGGGTGCTGGAGTATTACCACCAGACGGTGACGTATACCGGCGACGCCATTAAGGCGCTGTCGCTGTTCATGGCGGCTGGCACCTCCACGAGTTGCCTTGTGCGCATCCGCGACACGACGGCGGGCGCCAACCGTGTGGCGGCGGTCATCACATGGGCGAGCGGTGTGCCTACGGTGACCATGTCGACCGGGACGCACCTGTCCACGATCCCGTGCGCTGGCGGCGTCTACCGCTTCATGTTCCAGAGTAGCACGGTGACGGCTGCCAATAGCAACCGCATCGAGGTCTATCCCGCCACGACGAGCGGGGGCGCGACAGCGAACACCGGCACCGTCTACGCTGGTGGTGTGCAGACGGAGAACCGTGTCAATCCCGGCTCGTACATCAAGACCACCACAACCACCGCAAGCACCGTCGCGGACAGCCTCAGCGCGTCGGTCACCATCCCCGTGGACGACTTCACCGTCTACGCGCGTGTGTCGAAGCCCTCGTGGTCCGGCCTGAGCGGCGGCGCGACGTTCCCTATCGTCGGGCAACCGATCGCCGTCAGCAATGGCTACTGGTGGCTGGAGTACGATTCTGCGAATGCGCGCGTGAACGCCGGCATGGCACAGGCTGGGTCAGGTCAGATCGCCTTTCGTTCTGTCCCGTCGACCGACCTGTTTGAGATTTGCGCGCAGTATGACAACCCCAGCACGGGCGGCGTTGTTCGTGTTGACGTCGGCGCGGGCTTCTCCTCTGACTCCTCGGCGGTCGCGGCCATATCCCAATGGGATAGCGCGACCGTGAATATCGGCATCGTGGGCACGACCTGCACTGACGCGGGTATCCGTCGCGTCATCATCGCGCCCGGGCTTCGCACCCTCTCGCAAATGCGGGGGCTCGCGGTCTGATGCCCACGCTCCAGCGGCTGGAGGTGTGGACCGACCTGCAATGTGCGGGCGGGACGCGCGCGGCTATCCTGCCGCTGGATCACTGCACCCGTGTCGTCACGACCGAGCGCACCACGCGCGAGGACGAGGCCACCATCGAAATGTCGAAGGACGTGCCCGCGTACTCGCATGTCAGCGAGGGGCGCGTCATCCGTTGGCTCTACACGGACGGGAGCTTCGACGAGTGGCGCCTCGCGGATATCGAGGACACGTCGCGCGCGTCCCGCACGGCCACGCTGACGCTACAGTCCCCGTTGATGGACTTGGCCAAGACCTCGGCCATCCTGTCCACGACGACGAGCGGGGTCACGTCGCTCAAGGTCGAGTGGAAGGGGCTCACGCCCGCGACCATCCTTGCCAACATCCTCACCTTCTGCCCCGCGCATTGGGCGGCGGGCACGGTCACGCCGACAATTCCGGTGGACCTGACCGTCAGTGGGTGGATGCCTCTGCGCGCGCTGCGCGAGACGGTCAGCGCGATCCGCGAGCAGGGCGTGGCGTGCGAGCTGGACTTCCGGCGCAACGGGACCACGGGGTACTACATCGACCTTGTGACCGCGATCGGTTCCAGCGCGGCCACAGTCGACGTGCGCACGGCCAAGAACCTCCTATCGACGACGCGGCGGTCCTCGCGCCGCCAGTACGCGCAAGAGGTGGTGCCGATCGGGGCCACGTCGCCCACGACCGGGGCGCCGTCCAGCATCGCGCGCGCGTGGTGGGAATGCACCGCGAAGAGCGGGAACGACGTGACGATGGCGCAGCCGTCGACCGGCGGCCAGATGATCGCGTTTGACGACCAGTTCAACGGGCTGTACCTCATCGACGACGCGGGCGCCCGGCAGTCGATCACCGACACCGTGCAGTCCACGCAGGTGCTGACGCTCGCCAGCGCGGCCAGTGTGAACGTAGGTCGGTGGTATCGGATCGCGCTCAACAGCACGGGCGACGACCTGGTGCGCATCCGGAAGGCCGAAGCGACCAGCGGCCAGATCGTGCCGGTGACCTCCTCAGCCCTGTCCGACGTCACGAACATCATCCCCAACTCGTCGCAGCGCGATTGGACGGGCACGCTGCCGGACGATTGGGTCCGCGCGGTTGGCGCACACACGCCCACCAAGACGACGACGGCGGGCCTGTGGGTGTACGGCGGCCAGTCGATGCGGATCAACCCCGCGTCAGGCACGCACCAGTTTGAGACGGCCACGGTCACGATCTACGTCCCGTCCGATGTGACGGCGGTGACGTGGTCGGCGTGGCTGCGCAAGACGGCGGCGGTCGCGACGTGCAATCTGGAGTTCTACCGCGACGGCGTGGTCAAATCGACCACGGCGGTCACCAGCCTCACGACCAACGTCTGGTCGCGGGTCGACTACACCGAGACCGCAAGCATCGGCGGCGCGTCCCGCACGTTC